TCGTAGAATCTTCTTACTACTTCTCCAGGTTGATAAGCGTCTGGGTTATTTAAGAACTCAGTAGTTGCTTCTTCAACTGCTCTTTGTAGAAGTAAAGCATCGTCTTGTGTGCTATCTTCGTCTTGAGCTACATTAGCTTCGTAGAATGCAGCTTGGTAAAGAGTTTGTATTTTAACTAGTGATTGGCGAAAGAAGTGTGTACCATAAAAATTCGGATATGCCAATGAGTAAGAAGAATTTCCATCTTCCAAGAATATCCAATACGGAGCTTTATCCTTCCACTCTTCAAAGCGCATTTGAATAGTTGTGGAGTACAAATCTGTAGGCCAAACGAAGTTTGCCCAATATGCTGCTTTTTGAGTAAGAGTTAACTTCTTTGTGCTCTCTGACTCTTCTTCTAATATTTCTCTAGCGTGTAAAACTCCACTATAAAACTCATCTATATCCCCTGCATAATATTCCATCTGTGCATAAGCTGATGAAATCCCTTCGTTTAAAACTAAGAAATTAAACAGTATCCAAAATGCATTATCTACAAGAATATTTGTTAAGTTTTCTTGAAAGATTGGCAAACCTGAATATTCTCTATTCATGTCAATAGCATTTTTTACTTCTTCTTCAAAAATCTCCCTAGCTTGAGGTAGTATATTTCTTAATACATTCTCAGGATCGAGCTTCATCGAAGTGCTTTTTTCTGTAGTAAGGGATTGAAAATCTTGCTTCGCTGCCTCAATCTCAGCTATGATTCTTTTAGTATTTCTAGTAAGTCTATTAGCAAATTCATAGATTTCTGTTATTTCTGTAGCCATTTTATTTCATAATCAAACCTTCTATATCACCAAAAAGAACTCTAAGAAATGAGCGTGTATAATCATTCATTCCATCTAGAATTATTTTTCTCATATAGGTATATTCTTTACTTCCTTTTGGAAATTTAAGTTCCAAATTACTTAGCATAATTGCAATAAATTTATCCTTTTTAGAACTAATTAATTCAACTACGTCAAGTAGGTCTAAACCTTCGATTGTTATATTCCCTGACATATTAACTCTCCTGCTCTTTCAATGTGACCACGATTCTGTTTATATTTGGTACTCCCCGATAGGATACTCTATCTTTAAAGTATTTTTTACTGTCTACTGTAAAGTAATTAGCAGTATTTATCAAAGTCACATTAGTCGATGTGTATTCGATTTGTATTGTTACATCCCCCTTATCTATATTACCACCAGCAACTCTCCAGGGTTTGTCAATAAATGTTCCGTCTGTAACATGAGCTTGTACTATATTTGATGTCTCAGTGTTTATCCAATAGTAGCCACTACAAGTAGGACAAAAGGGATTAGTAGACATATTAGTAATTGGATTTAAAGAACATCCAGAACAGGGGATACCTGAAGATGGAGTTATTATATAAATATTTCTACCAATTACTGCTCTTATTGCATCTACAGTAGTCTTTAAACCACTTGCACTAGGCCAAAAAATTGTCATAAAACCTCGCTAAATACAGCATCAAATTGAGTTGCAATGCTACTCCATTTAAATCTTTTCTGTTGAGTTAATTCAAAACCTTTTTGAGCTAACGCATTTAATTCTTTACTAGAATTATTCTTCCAATCATCATAAGCCCAATTTAGCGCTCTTACCATACCATCAATACTGACTACTCTACCAACAGTATTTACTCTCTCGATCATTTGAGGCATAACTGTTGGTACTAGAATTGCTCTATCTTTCCAAATTTCTGTTAGGGCTGAATGATCTGGTAGAATTTGTAGTTTTCCTGCCGCAGCATGTTCCCAATTAACTAGTCCCCAACCTTCCCCAATTCCTGTATTTATACCAACATCTGTTGCATTATAAATAGTATTTAGTCTTTCGTCTGTAACACCCGGAATTGAGTTCTCTGTAGTAGAAAGAATAAGCTTATGGTCGTATTTATATCTTACTGCCAACTCTGCAATATTAAATCCCATATCAAGAACACCCATGTGTAAGTATAATTTTACATTGGGTTTGTTCTTTTGGAACTCTTTAAAAACCCACATAGTTAAATCAATTCTTTTGCGGGGTTGGTTACGATTACCATTAAGAACAATAAAAGCTTTTTGAAATTCTTCTAATTTGTTTTTAGGGTATATGGCTTTTCTTGCTTCTTCTTTGTCTACTGGATAAAAAGTCTTTGTAGCAATTCCGTGTGGAATGATTCTTATTCTATCTTCTGTAATAAATTTAGACCCCGAAGCTAAAATAACGTTCTTTCCGAACTCTGTATAAACACAAATTCTATCAACAATATCGAAGTTTCTATAAAAACCACCACTATGTTCTTCTGCATCTACTGGAAAATAAACAATAACTTTAAATTTATATTCTTCTTTTAAGTCTCTTAGTTTACTTAAATACATATCAATAATCCAAGAGTCATTTACAAGAAAAACAAAGTCTGGTTTTAATACAGTAACCATATTCTGAATTCTATCTATACCGTAGACATCTCCACCCAAAGCTGCTGGATAAATCTTGTGCTTATAATTGTGGGGGTCTCCATAATAGTTGATTCCCAATTGATGTAAATCGTACTTATCATCAGGCAAATTATCTAAAACAGAGTGAATTACTCTTGCAAATCCTGTTGGGGAAACTGCATCTCCAACAACCAATCCTTTATATTTTGTCATATCATCCTTCCTTAATCTTGTTCGTAATCGTTGCCTACATATCCTGGTAAATGACTCTTGCGAGCAAAAGATAATTTTTTAACAGGCGGTGTCAATAGTGACATCAGTTCTTCCCAATCTCTTTTTATTAGGTCTGTTTTACTCCTACCACCTTCAATGTTTGAGTAAGAAATTTCAGCATCTCTCCAAGAACCTAAGCTCCATGAAAAATTCTGTAAGTCGCCACTTTTTATAATAACAGCGGTCATTAGAATAATTATGTAGTTATCACCACGTTCAACAACGGGAGGTTCTGAAAATAAAAAGGTTATGTTTGGGTTTCTATATACTAAATTACTATCATCTACTAAATATTTGTAGTTCCACCATCTTTGTAATGACTCTACAGATGCTACTAATGCCAAGAGTAACCATTCGTCTAAATAACGATAGGCTGCTGGATCAATATCACCTAATTTTAAACGTAGTTTTGGTAACAAGTAGCTTAAATCTGTTGTTTCTGTCATTCGTATTTCTCTATCTCAAGCTGAGCCATTCTTTGTTCTAAGTACTTGATTATCTTTTCTGACTTGTCAAGCTCTCTAGCTTTATTAATCATTCTTAACAATGGAGCTACATCAGTAAATTTTTCAACCTTAGATTTTAGAGACAAAAATTTATCATTCAATAAATTTACAATATCATCATCAGATACCTGATTAGGTGATACTGGTTGGGGTTGTGGAGCAACTGTTGTTTTAATAATTCTACCCGCATTAATGTGGGGTATATTCATTCTCTCAAAAAATACAATCTGTTTAGTAGTCCAAAGTTCGATTGTGTCTCTTTTATCAGACCCGTTACCATGTAATAAAATACCTTCTGGTGTATCTGAAAATGGATTTAAAGCCGTTACATGAACATTACCAACAATGGTTTTCTTATAACGGGCTAGTGGTTCCCTACCCTCTTGCATCGCTGCAAAAATATCGTAGTCACTCATAGAATCTCCTTATTTTGATTAGGGGGGAGATTTTCTCCCCCCATTATCAAGTTTTATAAATTAAGTTGTTACGTTGTCTAGAACGTAAATACCTTGTGCGTTGTCAATAATCATCAGTTTGTTATCGTCAAAGCTCTTTATCTTTGACTTCTTACGGTTATCTTTCCCGTAAGCTCGGACTATGTCTTCTTCTTGATTTCTCAAGGGTTGCCCCGCGCTCTTGGAGGATTTTATTTCACCTCTAGTCTCTACGCCTTCCCATAAAGGGCTTGGTACGGCATTCCCATTCCAGGGTTCACCGTGTTCACGGAGTTTTAATTCGGCTATGATTTTTGTAAAGTAATCTATATATTCGTACTCTTTGCCATATGTTTTTTCATGGCAGGAACTACATAAAGTAATACCATTATTTATATCAAAAACTTTCTCTGGGAAATCTCTTTTAGGGTAAATGTGGTGTGCATTCATGTATCCATGTTTTCCGCACATACAACAGGTATAATTAAATTTTTCAAATACACTAGTTCGCCATATCTTATATTGGTCTAGGCTGTAAATTCTGTTGCAGTTTTCTTTTCTTTCGATAAAATAGCATGTTCTACACAAACCTTTTATAGAACCTGTTGATATTTTACTTCCACATTTACTACAAACTCTTGTTGATGCTTTACTTCCATCTTTGTACATACGATTCTTTTCTCCATATTGAGAGCAAGAACCACAGTAATTAGAGTTTTTTAAGATTGTTTTTCCGCATATTGGGCAAGTTTTTGTTTTTCTATAACTGTCTACATTTGCTAAGTAGTTTTTACTACTTCTGCATTTACCGCATAAACCATCATCTTTTGATGATTTAATTTTAGTAAATTCTTTTTGACAGCTACTACAAATAATTTTCATACTTAGGTAGTTACATTATCGAGTACGTAGATTCCCTCACAACGATCCAGAATTAAACCGAATTGTTGGTATAACTCTAACATCCATTGAGGAGGAGTTACATTCATGTCTTCCCATTGCTTAGTCTTTACATCACCATAAGTGATGAATTCGCCAACGCTCTCTCCGACAATAAGAACTTTGTCAGTAGGAAGCATAGTTGCATAATCTTCTGGGTTGTTGTAGATTTGATCAATCGCTATAATAGGTACTCCGTAGTACTTACCAAGTCTTCCAGTATCCATAATTTGATTAATGATTGCGTCTGAAGATTGATAATTTGTACCATCAGTCCAGAATGCTCCGAACTTAGTAATAGGTGTAACCAATGATCTAATACCAACAATAGCTTTTGCGCCACTTGTTGTTTGATTGATTCTATTAATAGCCGCTTCTAGAGCTGTCGCTGTTAATGCTCCACCAACTGAAGTATAGTTACTAGGAGTATTTACTGCACTCCAAACTGTACTTAAGGCTGTAAACAATTTGTTGTAATAAAAGTCTTTTAGCTTTGCAGCCATTTCTGCTTTTATTTCTTGAACTGTACCGATTTCACCGCTATCCATTTCCCACGCATTGTAGGTAACTTTGACATCAGCTCCGTCTAGGATATAGTTCATTCTTTCGCTTACAGTAATTTCGCTGGCTAAATGTATAGCACCGGGTACTAAAGTTCTAACTTCAATACCTTTTCTAATCTTTTTCACAAGGCTATCGCCCGGTTTTAAACTTCTTGTAGTTAATAAACCGTTAACGAACTCGCCTGTAATATGATTTGGCTGTACATATTCCACGATAATTTGAGCTAAAGCGTCTCTTTTGCTCTTGTCTTTTACTAGCGACGCAATAGCTTCTTGAATTCTTTTTTCATCAGCCATAGTAATTAGTACGCTCCTTTAGATTAATATGTTCTAAATGTTAAACTACCATCGCTAGAATCATAACGCTCAACTACAGCAATCGTACCGCTTGCATTGTAAGCCAGCTTTCCTGCGTCGGAAGCACCGTCATCACCTGAGTTCAAAACCTCTAGTGGAGCACCAGGGTTAATAATATCTGCTGAATAAACGTATGAGCCGGAAGGAACTGTGAAGACACCTCTAGCAAATGCCAGGGCTAAGTAACCAGAAGGAATTTGAACGCCTTCTTGGTTCCCTGGGTAAGTTAAATAAACTGTTGCACTGAATGGTAAGTTTGTAGTTTGATCAAACGCACCACGTCTTAGTGACCAACTGTATGATGGTTGAGTCACGAACATGGAAACTGCACCTTCAGCATTGGCATTGTTAACAGGCCAAGTTACGACATATTTTGCTCTTCCGGCTTCTGTGTCACTTGTAGGAAGCTTCACGCCTGGAAGATCGCTTCTACTACCAAAATCATGGTCTGCACTGTTATTATCAGTTAATAGTACCATTCTTCCTTCGTAGATAGCCTGTCTAGTAATAACGCCGATAATATCTGTATACTTATTGATTTCCATAGCTATTATCGCTCCTCTTTACTTCTGTGTTCTTAAATATTCTATAATGTCTGAAGTTTTTATATCTTCAGCAGGCACATTGAGTGCCGGAATTTTAGTTTTTGATGTAATAGAAACTGATGCAGAGCTTTCTCCAGCGCTTTTATCAGAGAAAGCGGCAATTAGCTCTTGAACGAAGAAATCAATTTGTTCTCCACTCATCGCTAAAAATGCCTGTTCTCTCTCACTAAAATACTCTTCAGAAACATTCAAACCAGCTTCGTTAAATTTTGTTTTTATACTGACTAGTTTTTCAGCTTTGGCTCTTTCAGCTTCAACTTCTGTTTTAAAGGACAAAACATCATTGTACTTTGGTTGCAGTTCTGCAAGCTCTGTTTTAACAGATTCAAGAGAACTAGTAAGTTCTTGTAACTGCTTTTCGTAAGATACTTTTTGTTCGTCAAGTAATCTTTGATGTTCTGTCAACTCAATTGTATCCATAGTATCTGTGTCTCCTTCATTACTGGAAGATGTGGAAGATATTGCAATAACCGGAGTTCTGCCCTCATAAGCTGGCATACTCACAATTGTTGCTGCGTTCATTGCTACACCCCGTAGAGCAGTTACGCCATCTTCTTCTATTTGATCTTCAGTATAGGTTAATTCCCAAGATATATCAATGGGTTGACCTTCTTTATATCTCTTAGTTAAATATTCAACATCTGTATTTCTTTCTCTGTCCCACAAAGCTGCTAAAGCATGAATTGATTCGCCTTCTGTTTTTAAGTGTGCTAACACACCTAGAGGGTAAGTGCCTTCATGTCCTTCAGAAATTTCATGATATGCCATCTTTAGTGGCATAAAAGCTCCCGTTCTTAGAACATTTGCATATTCTTCTTTTGGGATTCTTTGTCTATTGGCGTTTGGCTTGTCATCAGTCAAAACAAGTTTAAGCCAAGTGACATTAGGATTAAGAGAAATTGAAGCAGATGCTGCGAGTTGATCTATCTCTAAATCATCTACAATTAATTTTACACTATTTACATTGAATGTGGTGATTTTCATTTAATCTGCCTCTCATGTTTTGGTTTTTCCCTTTTGTTCCCCGTTTCTATTCCCTATAGGTGCGCCTTTATCGTTGGTTTGTCCTGGAGTATTGCTATGAGGTAATGGTGCAAACTCCTCAATACCGAGTTCTTCTAGTAAATCTTTTTCTTCGCTACGTTTTACAATTTCACTTTGGAAATCATAACCAAAAGCTTCTGTATACGAATCTCTTGAAAGGTTTCCGCTTTGATATAATTTTTCAAGACCTGTATAGAATAAAGTTAAGCTCATTAAATTAATGGGTTGGAATTTATAAACAGGTATATTTTTTAATGCTGCTTGATTATTATCTTTAACTGCTCTGAAGATATGATCTATAATCGGTAATAATCTTTGTCTAATAGCTCTTAAAGTGCTCAATGGGGACAGTGTAACTATTTCAGGATCGGCAGCAAACGATCTTTCTGACTCTCCCGTAATTAGTACTCTTGGAAATCCCAAAGCCTGGATAATATCTTTGTTAACCTCTGTATATTTTTTATCGTCAAGTAGAGGAGTAATATCTGGAAATATCCATTTCATTGCGACAGTATGATTAGTAAAAAGTGTGAAAACACGTTCAACATCATCACGATTAAGATTTTCTCTCCATCTAAACTTTTGCTCTAAATCAATTAAAGCATCTTCCTGATCTTGAGTTAATGGATATTCATCAGACCCAACAGTTACGTGTAAAATAGCACTAATAACTCTGGCAGCAATGGCATAGTCCATTCTTCTCATGTTTCTCTTATGCTTGAAGGATTCTAGTCCTGGGTATAAGTAAGAAACCGGGTATGGAGAAAAAGATTTGTTATTGAATTTAATAATAAGTGGATTATCTAGCAATATTTTAGTCTCACCTTTTAATATGAGTCTAATAAACTCAGGATAAAGTCTTATAATTTCCTCGTAGAGTCTTTTATCTTCTGATCCGTCTGGATACATACCTTTGTTCTGTACAAAGTATATAATATCGTCTGGAACAAGTAAGAAGTAAGATTCTTGTGATGATATAAAAGGTCTCTTTATATCAATCGTTGCAGAATCTCTAATATACATTTCTGTTGGATAGAGCAATGTATCCAATCTTTGGATTCCCTTTTCCCTCAACTGCTCTTTTGTAAGTCTAGTTAAAGTTATTTCAGGCACAACAAGCCCTGTAATTAAAAGCTCTTCAGCCGCTATTTTTAAAAATTTAATAACATCTTTTCTTAGAGCATCGTATACTTGAAATTCTGTTTTAGATACTGTTTTATTTCTTGATACTAGAATATCATTGATGGCAATATCTATCATTTTATTAATTACAGTGGATGCGATTGGTTCTTTCAAATAAAAATAACGACAATCTTCAATAACTTTAGCATAGACATCGTGTGTAAATGATAATTTATCTACATCGTAATCATTTCCACGTAAATCAGAGGGAAAATAATTAGGTGCAGTAGATAAATATGCCGATGAAGCTCTTGCTAATTTTTCCATATGTTCTCCATTAGAAAGATACCCAATGGCTGAAGGCTAATGGTTCTTTCCGCTTAGAAAATAGCTGTCCTTCTACAAGTACGTAATACGAAAGCACAGCACAAAGAAGGGCTGATGTATTGTGATCTTCCCCTCGTTTACCACCCTTCGGAGTAAGTGTCTTATAAACAACTTCCCCCGTTTGAGTTTTTGTATAAGTCATTCTTTCTAGCTCTGTTACTAAGTCCAGGTCTGTTGAAGAATAGATAATATTATGAGCATTTGTTTTTTCTTGGAGAAGAGATACAGAGAATGGTTTTAATTTTGTTTTAATCATTTCACCATCTGTATTTTCTCCCAATTCTAACCAAGAACCAAAAGCAACTGGATACAGTTTTCTTTTATAATTTTTGTGTAAGTAAGCATCATCTTCTAAAAGATGTTGCGTTACACCCTTCTCATTACCAACATCGATACCAACTACTTCTGGATTAAATTTAGTATCCAAATAATCAATAACTTTTTCTTGAATTGGGTACTGAACTTTATAAAGCATGACTCTTGCATGCTCATAAATCTTTCCATTCTTTTCGTACAGAAGCATGATACTAGTTGGTTCTGTGTAGCCTAAATCTATTCCCATTATACCGATGTCATGTGTTGGCATTCTTGGCAATAAAGCAACCCTTCCTATTACATCACCTAATGTAGTTAAATCTACCCCGGATATAGAAATAGTATATGTTGGGTAGTTTTCAATCTGCATTAATCTTCTATCAAATACAGCAAAAGTAGGAGAACCGTGTCTTCCTAATACCATATGGATATAGTCTTCACCATCTACACCCCCATATTTCTTTTTGTTCTCTTCGTCATCTGCTGCTGAATATCTGGGATTATCGTGACTTGCAGTTTGGTGCTTAGAGTAGTCATCACTTACTTCATCTGCAAAATATAAAACATTGTTTTCTCTAAGGCCTGTAGGAACGCCAGCAACCCACATCTTATGTCCAGGTTCCCAACTGTTTAGTACTGGTTGTAACTCTAGCCATGTTCCCCACGGATAATAACCAGCCTCATCAGCTATTATTATTGGAGTGTGCAAACCAATAACATTTGCACCTGTGCCTGATTGGCCTGCTATTCTACACACAAGCTGGGCACTATTAACCAAAGTTATAGTATAATTTCCAGAGTTAATTCCTTTGTTTGGTTCTATAAAATTCATCAACAGTGTATTACTTCTCAAGTATTTAGTTAAGTTATTAAATACAGGCTCTAGATGAACTCTATTAGGGACTGTATATAGAATATACTCTGTTCTAAAAAGATTAGTAATAAGAAGCCATAAAATATAATCGGTTAATGTAACTGATTTACCTACAGCTCTACCACAACATAAGGAAACTTTATGATTGAAGTCCCCTAAGTATTCTTTTTGGTAATCTGTATACTTAAATGTATCAACTTGTGGAGGAATGTCTAAATTTCTATAAAACTCCCCAAATAAAATTGGATTTCTAAGAACCTCATAAAGAGCCCATTCTTCATCTTTTATTTTTTCTTGTATACTCATTTAGCTCTCATTGTACGGAGTTTTGAACTTCTCTTCGCCGGGTTGTCCACCCCATTTTCTGATATAGTTTTCTCGCGCTATTTTAAATTTTCCATGATGTGCTATTCGATCTGCGTGTGGCATAGAGTTTACAGTGGCACTCCCGACATGTCCTAATCTGCATTCAGGAATTCCCTTCAAATCAAAACCCTGTTGTAACATTCTGTAATGGTAATCATTGTCTTCAAAATAAGCATATTGCGGTGAAATGGTATCATCAAACAACCCAACTGTTCTGTAAACTTTCTCTGGTATTAAAAAGCAAGAGAAAGAGTTTGCAGATGGTACTCCACCTGGAAATATTACAAAATCCTCTTCGTAGTTATTTATTAATTTTTCTATAGTGTCTGGGAAGAACTCAACATCGTCGTTACAGATAATTAGAGTTTTGCCAGTTCCTGCAAACTTTAGAAACTGATTCCAACTAGCAGCTACACCTAAGTTATAACCAAATCGTAGAATTGTTACTTTTTGTCTAATCTCAGGTGGTATTAGAAGTTGAAGATCACTCCGCATTCCGTTATCTACAATCCAGTATTCATCTGGAATAACGTTACCTCTCTCTGCTGACTCTAAAGCTTTAATTAATAAATCATATCTATTTAGTGTTGGGATACATAGTGCTATTTTCTTCATCAAAACCTCTCCTTAAAACAAGTGACGCAAAATCACATCCATTAACATGCGCTCCAAAATATTCATAGTCTGGATTGCCTTTATAATAATCAAAACCATATTCTTTAGCAATATTTCCTAAATTTAATAAAGTTTCTTTATTGTATGTTCTAACATGACCACCAACAATTTGATTTCCACTAGGATGAAAGTCCGTAGTTAGTACAAGAATTCCACCCGGTTTAACAAACTTTAACAGCTTCTTAAAGAAATCTAAATCATAATAAACATGCTCAATAACACTTAAAGAAACAACGGCATCAAATAGTTCTTCTGTTTCAAAAAATGAAAAATCCTCTTGAACAAATCTAAGAGTATTTCCGATTTTTGAACTCTGGTTTGAAATCCATTTACCTACATCGCCTGGGTCTACTGTTAAAACATCTTTTCCTATCCATCCCATAGCTGGTGCAAAGATACTTCCACCGCCACCAACATCCATAATTGTTTTAATATCTGGACTATCTACAGCTTTATAAGCTAGACCGTATTCCCATTTTCTATGCTCATGTTCAAACCTGTGTTCAATATTGTTGTGTTTTAAGTGATCCAAAATGTTTAAGATGTGCTGAACATGATTAGTCAAATAAGAATAATCATCTGGTTTTAAAGTTTTTGATAGTGTATGCATAAATCCTAGTTCCTTAATAAAAGTTGTATACGTTGGGTTTATTGGATATTTGTGATATGGATCATGTATTACGTGTGATAGGTCGAAACTTCTTCCGTCATGTGGTAAAATCTTGGGTATTGGAAATCCCTCTGCTAAAACATAAGTTGCCCCTGCCCCAATAAAGCCAATAGATTTTGAAATCCACACTGCTGTATCTAAGAAATCCATCCCTGTTTTATCAATACCTATTCCTAAATATTCATGCTTTGCCCCAACATTTACAACTGGTATAGAAGAGTGATCTATAAATTCTTTGTAAATATCTAGATAACGAACATCCCCATGACAACATAATGTTATATATGGTTCTTTTAATGTTTCGTAATCTGGAATAAAATATTCAATACTAGTAACTTCAACACCTGTTTGTCTGGCAATAAAAGCATGTAAGGGTATATGTGGAAAAGACTTAAAACCCAGATGATATACTTGTGTGTAACCTAAATCATGTACAGGCATTTGCCAGGGTTGTACTCCACAGCTCATATGCTGTATTGTATAACCTGGGCTGATATAAAAGTTATTTATATATGGTTGGTAAAGAATAAAACTTTCTAAGTTCTTACAAAAGTCACTAGTATAAAAATCTACTTTTGTATTATGAATTTCACTTAATTTTTCTACGGTTGGTAAAGAATAAAGAGTATCACCAATCTTTCCTGGGTGTGTAACTGCAATCATTTTCACTTATATGTTTTTTCAGTTGTTGAAAATAAACCAAGCTGAGAAATTTCATCAATAGCATTCATAATAGCGTTTCTTCGGACATTTAATTTCTGTATCTTTCTGAAAGCTTGACCAAGCTCCTCGTCCGTTATTACATCTCTGTTATAAATTTCTTGTAGATGCCAAAGTTTCATACTTGTGGTGATTAAATCATCTATCAAAATTCCTAAACTTTTAATTTCTGCTCCCATAGTTATCTCCTAAGTGATAACAAAGTATCACAAATAAATTTTATTTCATGATCGTGTATTGATGTAAAGGCAGGTAAAACAAGAACTGTATCAGATAAAATATCTGCAACAGGTGTATCACTTTTTTCAAAATACTTAAGTTTATTTGAAGATACAAATCCTGGTCTTGTTTCTATACCATGTTCTTGTAATATAAACATAACATCATCCCTAGAATACTTAAACACTTCTGGTGTAATTCTAACGGGTAAAGACCAGATAGTGGAAGTTTCTTGGAACGGTGGTAAAAATTCTGCAATACTATTTAATAATCCAAAGTACCTATTTTGAATGTGTAGTTTTCTTTCTACCAGATAAGGATAATAATCTAATTGACCACATCCAAACGCAGCAAGAATGTTACTCATTCTGAAGTTATTACCTGGAATTATGTGATTATAAGAACCTCGTTTTTCTAGTCCGTGACTTCTGCATAGCATTAAATAATCATTTAAGATAGTTTGCTGCGTTGTAATAAGTCCGCCCTCTCCGGTAGTTAATGTTTTTGTAGCGTGTAAACTGAATGTTCCAATGTCTGCTTTGTTCCCGACATGAATATCTGTTCCGGGGTATGTAGAAAAAATAGCTTCGGCGCAGTCTTCAATCAAGAGAGCATCGTTATAATATGTTGCTAGTAATTCTAAAAATGGTACCTCTTTACAAACATATCCGTAATTATGTACTACAACAATAGCAGCAGTGGTAGAAGACCCAACTTTACTTTCTAAAGATTTAATATCTGCCTGCATCGTATGAGGATCAACGTCATAAAAAACTGGTGTAAAGCCTAGTTGTAAAGCTACATTGGCTGCTGCATGAAAACAAAATGCGGGTACAAGAATTGATCGCTTGTCTGTATAGTCTTTTACGGCTAACAACGCTAGGTTTAGTGCCGATGTGCCATTAGATGTTGTAAGAACATACTTTGATTTAAGAATATCTTTTAGACGACTTTCAAAAAGATGTATATATTCTCCATCGGAAATCCACCCTGAATTAATCGCATTAACTACATAATCAGAATCTCTTTCGTGTATGTCTGGTTTTGCAAATGGGATTTTCATAAATCAATAAACCCTTCCAAGTATTCATCATCAAAGTCTCTAAACACATACCCCAAAGACTCATAAAGAGTTTTTGCTGTTGTATTAGTTTTATTTACGCGAAGTCTTACTTTTGTGCATCCTTTTAGTTTAGCAACAAAGTGTAAATAGTTGCACATAAATCTTCCAACTCCCTTACCTCTGTAGTCTTTATCGACACCTACTCCAAGACTTGGAATTTCAAACCCTTCCTCGAAACCTCTTAACATTCCGTAAGAGACTACTTTTTCTCCATCTCGCATTACACAGTAAAAATCTTTTGTTCTTCTTACCAATAACCAAACCAAATAGTCTAGGGTGAATGGATGAGGATAAAAGTTTTCTGATCTGAAATCATTTCTAGTCAGAAAATAATGCAACTGTTCCAAATTTGCATGCGTTAATTTCTCTATGTTCATAGGTTTAAAATCGATACAAATGCTAGTTCGTTGTCTTTCTTAAAGTAAAATCCAGGTTCGGGTAATGGAACAATTAGGATACCACCATTGTTTATATAGTCAGATTTAGATGCTAAAAACGACTTAATAAAGTGCCAGGGGAGGATTAGAAAAGCTGTTGGGTTTTCTTCGAGAGCTTGTGATTCTGGAATAATGGGAATATTAGTTCCTAAAGTAACTTTACCAAATTTATCAGAATTAACTTCTCCTATTTTCTCTATGTAGCTAGGTGTTATTCCAAAGTATTGTAAAAGTGTGTTTCCTTTTGTTGAAGCTCCGAGTCCGTAAATAGTAAAACTATTTGTTTCTCTCAAAAACTGCATGAATTTCTCTTTAATTGCATTAATCCTGTGTGAAAACTTTTTAATTGAATCGTGAATGAAAAAGTGCTTTTCTTCCTGAAGTTCAAGTTCTACACTGTTTCTAACATCATAACTACCTTTGGATGCAAATATTCTTATACTTCCACCATTGGTATCGTTTCTAGAAACATGGAATACTTTTAAACCAACTTGTTCTAGAATGTTTATTACATCTTGCAAGCGATAATATTCTAAATGTTCATGGCATAGATTATCTACAGCGTTTATTTCTAGCATTGATCTTAGGTCGGTGAATTGAACAACAAAGACTCCGTCGTCTGCTAACACATCAACAACATCCTTAGCAAATTTAATAGGTGACGGTAAATCATAAAACATTGCGATTGCTGTAATAAGTTTTGCTTTGGTTCCAGTTAACAAGTTTGTTGAGAAATAATCATTGATAAAAACATCACATGTTTTCTCTGCGTACTTTTTTAAATTCAAGGCAGGGTCAAAGCCTATTTTAAATATATCATCTGGAAAAAACGAAAAGAATGTTCCGTCATTACATCCAATATCAATAATAGTGTCATTTGGATTTATTGTTACAAATTCAACAATTTCATCTGCAACATTGCTTAATGATCTGACCATACTTTTGTTTAGGGATGATTGATAGAAATACTGTCTGTACATAGTGTCTAAATCAACCGTATGTCTAAGTTGTACAAGTCCACAATTTTCGCACTCTGCTAAAACAAGTGGTGCCTTTTCAAACATGTGTACTTCTTTGACATCCACAAAATTTGATGGATACAAATTCCCTAAATTTAAAACATCTACTAAAGACGAATTACATACCCTGCAAGTTTCTTGATAAATTGTCATACTTTACCGTTCCTTATAAAATTCTAACATCTTCCAAATTCTTATTCCCCGTCTCATAGAGTCCTGCCAGGGATTGATTGAAAATATTACCGCATCTTTCGCAGTGGAGACTAATAGCTGTACCTGTATTATTTGGGTATTGAAGCCAAATTGTAGCTAAAAGCATTTTACATTGGGGACAGAAAATATAGAGCATTTTCTGTTTGTAAAATTCGTATGCTTTTCTTGTTAATTCATCCCAACGTTTGGCTATACTGACATCTTTACTTTGGTTTCTAATTTTCTTAGTTAATTGTAAGTCTGTTGATATTTTAGAAACATCTGCTCTTAAGTCTGATAAAACCTTATTTAACTTTTCCAGTGTGAAAACATTGTCATCGTTAATATCTAATCTACGCTTATAAACAACTTTCTCTAAATCTTCTAGTTGGATCATCGCTTGTGCTAATGATTCTAGTTGCATCATGTCATTAGATTTCATGTCAGATAAATCATAGTCTTCGCCTAGTTTATCTAGTCTTGCTTGAACACGCTCTTTCTGCTCTCTCTCAAGGTCTACAAGATCATAATCTAAAGTGGGTTCTTGATAGTCTCGATCCACAAAAAGCGCTTCGTAGGTTTTATCAAATTCATCTTCTGATAAATCTTTATATTGTTTTAAATTTCTTATTCTATCTTTTGTTGGTGTAAATTTTCTTTTTCGCCCTACCATTAAATTCTCCTAAAGATCACAGCTAGACCAACCACACGAATAACAAGTTTTGCAATGTCCGTAAATCACTAACGGCTCTCCACACAGAGGACATTTTGATTTGTCATCAAAGGTTTGGATATATTCTTTCTCTCTTTGAAAATCAAATACAAAGTGTTCATATTTTATAATATCTTCTGTTTTCATACATTTCTCCTAAATTATAGCATAAAATGAATTATTTCGGTGATTTTGAAGAAAAATACCGAAATAATGTTCTTGATAAGCGATCTGTTAAAAGTTTTCTATCACCCGTAGCGATATAGTTAACAAGCCTATTTAAGTCTTCTCTAATCAGTGGTACAAACACAACGTCGTGGGAGTTTTCACACTCCCTTGCTTTTGTAGTGTCTGCAAATGTCTTACCACAGTAGAGACATGTATTCTTATTGTGAGGTATTGGCATATTGCCCCTTGACAAATAGATTAAAGTGGTGTAAAATTACTTCCAAAGTATCAAGCTCTATTTGAAGAGCTTCTGCGAATTTAGCATTTACGTCGTTGCTCGTATCCGCTTTACTAAAAATATTAAGCATATTCTTTACAAACTCAACTCTACCAACTAAATATTCTTCAAACTTATCCATAGTATTACTCCTCAGTAACTTAGTGTAATAACTATTATATCACAGATTGTTATAACTGTCAAGTACTTTTGTAAATATTCTAAAGTAGTTTAAGTTCTCTCATCTAACCTTAATCTATTTACCCTTGACAAAATAAAGATTCGGTAGTATAATAAAAAAGCAGTGCAGCCCGAAGGGAGTACTTAAGAGTCATACGTATAGGAGAAAATAACATGATTTACAAGGTTCTAACTATAGCTAGTTTTGCTGGTCCCGTAGCTATTGAAAAACATTTAAATTTTCTTTCAACATTTGGATGGAAAGTTGTATCAATAAGTCAAAGTCATATATTTCTCAGCAATGATAATGCTGATGAGATAATTCGCTATATGGAGGAAACAACTAATGTTAGTAAATGATGTTAAGGAGCTAATACCAATTGTACAAAATGCAAAAGATATTGCAATAGGGTTGGATGTAGAGACATCAGGACTTAATGTTTTCTTGAGTCGTCTTCTCCTAGTACAGTTGTCTATAGGTCAGGAAACCTATGTTATTAACTATAACAAAGCTGATAAAAGGGTTTTAAAATATATTTTTGAACTTATCAAAGAACTAAATATATTAGTTATAGGACATAATATAAAGTTTGATTTAAAGTTTATTTATCATAATTTAGGTATACTCCTTGAAAATGTATTTGATACCCAACTTGCAGAAGTGCTTTGTTTTGCAGGCAGTGGTATAAAGTACCCATCTCTTGCTCAATTAGTTAAAAAGTACTTGCAATTACGCATGGATAAGGATACAAGAAATGAATTTATCGACAAAACTGATGACGAATTTACAGAAGAGCAGCTTTATTATGCAGAGTTAGATGTTAAAGTTCTACCATTACTAAAAGTAAAACTTGATGAAATGTTAAAATCCCGAGGTCAAGTTAAAATCTCGAAACTAGAGATGAAGTTACTCCCTGTCATTGTATTCATGGAATATACTGGAATTGCATTTGATAGTAATGCTTGGATGATGTTAGCAAAAGAGGCTGAGGTACATGCTGAACAGGCGTTGGTAAGTTTGAATCAGTATCTTGCAATAAACTTTGCAAGATATAGTGGAAAATATTCTAACGCTCTGGATGTTTTAACAAATATAAAGTATCCAGTAAAGACAAAACTAAGAAAAGCTGACAAAATAGGTTTAAGTAATATTGTTACAGAAGACGAAATAAAAGCTACAGTCATCCCTATGATTAACTTTTCTAGTTACGTCCAAGCTAAGTATGTACTAAATTGTCTGGGAGTACCACTAGAAACAACCAATGCTAAAGAGATGCGATTGTATGCTTATGACTTCCCTGTCATAAAACATATTCTGGATTATAGAGAGGCCACAAAAAGAAAGACATCTTTTGGTGAAGAGTTCTTGTCACATGTAAGAACAGAGTCTAACACTATTCATACCAACTATAATCAACTTGGCGCTGCTACTGGAAGGTTCAGCTCTGACGCTCCTAATTTACAGAATATTGTTGCTGACCCCAGATACAGAGAACCTTTTGTTGCACGTGAAGGATATTTATTAGCAACATCGGACTACTCAAACATTGAGTTAAGAATTATTGGAGAGGCAAGTAAAGAGCCTAGATTTATAGAGGCGTTTAATCGAGGAGATGATTTACACAAAACAACAGCGTCACTAATCTTTGACACACCAATCGATCAAGTAACAAAAGAACAAAGAAAGATTGCTAAGTCTCTAAACTTTGCAGTTGTTTATGGCACATCGGCTAAAGGATTGGCATATAATTTTAATATGCCGTTAGATAAAGCAAGGGAGTTGCTAAAGAAATACTTTGATGCTTATCCTGTATTAGCTGTATTTCTTAAGATGTTTGGACAGCGATGTTTAGATAAAGGCTACACAGTAACTCTTGGTGGAAGAAAAAGATTCTTAAGTTTTGAATTAAATCCCGCTGCACAAGAACAATACAAAGAGCAAGGCAAAGCCCTTAGACAAGCTGTTAATACACTACCACAGGGTACTTCAGCAGATATGATTAAGCAAGCTTTGATCTTTATGTATTTCAATAATCCTTTCGGATTAGAAAACTTTAGACCGCTTCTAACAGTACATGATGAAATTGTAGTAGAATTTAAACAGGAAATCTTAGAGCAAGCAAAGGAATTTATAGCCGACTGTATGAAAAGATCAGGAGAGTTATTCATGAAATTAATACCAACAGCATTCAACATTTCAGTCGGTACTTTTTGGATAAAGGATTAATATGGCTAAAGAAAAAGATTTTATACAAGAACTAACAGATAAGTATGGTGATATAATGGCAAGGGACTATCCAGACGGACATCCTGTAGTTTCTACAGGCTCACTAGCTATAGATGTTTCTACAGGGATAGGTGGAATTCCAGTAGGAAGATATACAGAAGTCTATGGAGCTGAGTCTGGAGGAAAGACAACACTAGCAATATCTATTTGTAAAAATGCTATTTTACAGGGGATAAAATGTTTGTACGTAGACGTTGAAAATAGTTTGGATTTATTTTATGCTAGAAGTATTTTAGGAGATTTATATACAAAAGAAAATATTATTGTTGTCCAACCTAATTCAGCAGAGGACGCTTTTAATTTGTCAGAGTTTGGAATTGATTCTGGTTTTCGTTGTATTATCTTTGATTCAGTAGCCGCCATCGCTACTGAGGAGGAAGTTGACAAAGAGTATGGTAAACAATCTATTGCTTTAGGGCCTAGATTAACGAATCAATTCTTAAAGAAAACACGAAACAAGATTAAGGAAAACGAAGTTGTTTTTGTTTTTACAAATCAGGTTAGAGCAAATATTGGTTCTTACATGGGTGGATATACAATTCCAGGTGGTTATGCTTTAAAGCATTATACATCACTTAGAATTATGCTATCCAAAGGAAAGTCTATCGAAGTGCAAGGAGTAGACAAAGGTAATGATGTTAGTTTTATTATCAAGAAAAATAAATTAGCTGTTCCTTTTAGACAAGCAGAAACTAATATTATTTATGGGGAAGGGATAGACTTTTATAGGGATGTTATAAAATTTGCAACAATGCTTGGAGTGATTCAAGCAAGAGGGGCTTACCTTATTTTTGAAGAGACAACTTTAGGTCAAGGCGTTGTTAAAGCTTTAGATTACCTACATGAAAATCAAGAAACTCTTGACAACATAATAAAAAAGTGTTATAATATGTCTGGTATAAAGTATCCGCCAGTACTAGCCGAAGGAAAGGAATAAACGATGGAAGGCAGAATTAAAACAGACCGTAGATATACATTAGGTGAGTACAAATATGCAACAATGGAGGATGAGATTACAAATATTCCACAAGAGCTTTATTTAAACACATCTTTCACTTCAAGCTTACGTTTCTTACAAATGATTTCTTTTGAGATTGCATACAGAAGATATGTACAGCTTGTAGCATCATATCCACATTCTATGGATTTAGAAAAAGCCACCGAAGCGCTAGAGTTAATCAGAGAAGAAGAACTCATCAAACTCAAAGCATTATTAAATGGCAAATTACACGAACCACATATAGAGGAGTAATACTATGACAGAAACACCGTTTGCATCAATTCCTGTTTATGACAGGGATGACAAGAAAACAAAGAAAGTACAATATCTAAAGATCGTTCCTGGCTATCCAGTACGTATCAGAATTTTGACGGAATCAGCTCACATGGTAGTAAAGCATTTCCTACCCAAGCAACGTATTAGTGTTGTATGTTTGGGTGACGAATGCCCCGTTTGCTTGAATAACAAGAAACTAGTTGAAGCGCATCCAGGAGTTTTGTATAACGAAATCCCTGGTATTATTGGAAGACAGACTCGTTTCTTAATTAACGTTCTAAACAGAACTCCGGTTAAAGCTACAGACAAAGCTGTTTATTATGCAGGTTCTGATGGTAAATTTCCAAGAGTATCTGACGAAGGTGTAGACCTAAGCGAAACCAAAGCTAAACAATTAAATACAATTGAAGTTCTTGAGAGGGGTTCAACTTTATTTTCACAGCTTAATGCAATTCATGACTCTTTTAGAGACGAAGAAGGCACTAGATTAGGCTTGACTAACTTTGATATTGTTTTAACTGCTACAGGGAAAGGTAAGTCAATGGTTATCACTGCTTTACCTGCTATGCAATATTCAGACAAAGTAGAATACAATCCAGAAGATTTATATGATCTTGAGAAAGTACCTATGACTCTAGGTAAAGATGAAATTTGGAAGTTATTGGAAGGTGCTCTATTCCAAGATGTTATTGAATCACGTAAAGCAACAGCAGTAAATGTTGCAGTACCTACTAAATTGGCAGCAGAAGTTGAAGACACTTTAGCCAAGTTTTTTGAAGACGAAGACTAATTAATAAATAGACGGCGAGGTGGTGGGACACCCAGGTAGCGCGCTTTGAGTTGGTCGCCAAAGTGTAACATACCGGAATTTGACCAATAGAGCAAGTTCGAATCTTGCCCGTCTACTAAATGATACTAGGAGAATTAACATGGCTATAATTATTAAATATGAAATATTACCCCAAAGTGAGTCACAAGTAATAAATAAGTGGGTAAGAATTACAATCGATATGCTATGCGAAGAAGACGAAGTACCGTCTGTTGATGAATTTATAGATATGATGGACGTAGAAACATTTAATGGGATGGAATAAATGACAGGAAAAGGAAGTGCAGGTTTTTATAGATGCCCTAAATGTGGGTATGGAAAAGATCAAAACGGTGTATGTTTTTACGATGAGGAAGTAACAGGATGTCCCGGTTGTGGGAATAAAGAACTTGAGTTTATTCATTATGAAGTCTTTAGTGGTCATCACTGGGTACTTATTAATTGTGAAACTGGAAAACTAGTTGGTGACGACCCTTGTGAAACTAATCATAAAAGAATGTTTAAATGACTATCATTGAATGGACTTTATTAGGATTGCTTTGTGGCGGAAGTATTGTTGGAATGTTGTGGTTAGCGTGGACTATACTTACTAAAAAGGAAAGGAAATTTATAAAACTTATGAAAGTTTACTTAGGGTTATCAATATCTGGTAGAGATTACGAAAGTGTTGTACAAGAGTTAGAACAGAAGAAATCTATTTTACGAGCATGTGGATATGAAGTATTTTCTCCCATGACCGGGAAAGCATATCTTAGAAATGAGCTTGTATTCAAAGCGTCTGGGTATGATAACCCTGTTTCGACTAATCATGCTATTTGTGAGAGAGACTTCTGGATGGTTCAGCAGAGTGATATTCTTTTTATGGACTTTTCTAATTGTGGTAATATCACGTCAATAGGTATGGTGGCAGAACTAGCCGTTGGTGCATTTCTTAGAAAACATACAGTTTGTGTTATTCCTGACGTAAATATACATAATCATGCTTTTGTATTAGAAATGGCAGATGTTATATTTAGAACTGTCGAGGAAGCCTACGAATACTTTATAAAATTATCCCAACAGGATGTGTAAATGGTAGCTACAAACGAAGTTGATGAAACCTTTTTAGGTATATTATTACATAACGGAGATTATATTTATAATATAATCGATAAAGTTACTCCTCAAATGTTAGATGGAGAACCTAATCAAGTTATTTCTAGATATATGGTTAGATTGGCTAAGAATGGAATAGATATATCTAGGGTATTATTAAAGAATGAACTACTAAAAGATGGTGTATATACATCTGTAGGTGGAGATGGCTATATAGACTATCTAATGATAAAAGGTAATAATGTTGGAGATTCTTTATCTGCTTATGTTGATGAAGTTGTTGAAAATTATAAGCGTAGAGAACTAATAAGATTTGCAGTTAGACTACAAAAATTAGCCAATCAAGATTCTACATCAACTATCTCAAGAGCTTCTAAGTTTTTAAATCAGTTATCTGTTACTGGTGGTAATACAGAAGATGTTGTTTTACTTGGTGATGTCATAGATACAAGCTTAGAGAGAATTGTAGAGAGAAGTAAGAACCCAGGAATCCAGGGTATTACTACAGGTTTTTCTAAGCTAGACAAACATACTACTGGTTATGGGCCTGGGGAAATGTGGTTTATTGGTGCCAGACCTTCTATGGGAAAGACAGCTTTCTTACTTAAGAGCCTTTTAAGTACTGCAAAGTCTGGAAATCCTGCTCTTTTGATTAACAGAGAAATGTATCTTGGAAATTTAACAGAGCGCTTATTATCTATGGAGAGCGGAATTTCACATACCCGTATTAGAGACGGCAACGTGACCAAAGACGATCTGGAATTATTAGCTATTGTAAAGAATAATTTAAAGCAATATCCTTTATATATAGACAATAACTGGACAGGAACAGAAACCTATATTCTATCAACCGTTAGGAAGTATCATCAATTACATGGTATAAAAGTAGTAGGAATTGATTATATTCAACTTCTTGTAGAAAGATCGGATGAAAGTACTCATGAACTGGGTAGATTGTCAAGAAATATAAAACTAACGGCGCTTGAGTTAGGAATTACTGCTGTAGTCTTATCTCAACTAAACAGAAAGCTAGAAGAAAGACAAGATAAAAGACCACAAATGTATGACCTAAGACAAGCGGGGTACTTGGAAGAAGATGGCGACTACATGATCGGTATGTACAGAGACGAAGTATATAGAGCCAATTCTCCAGATGCAGGAAAGGTAGAGTTTATTATTAGAAAGGCAAGAAACGCCAGTCTAGGTACAATCACACTTGGGTTTGCTCAAGATACAGTTAATATCTATGATGATGATGACTTGCCAATATTGAGGTGACATGACAAACCCACAGAAAGTGAAAGGCACTACATGGGAAAGAGATGTAGTAAAGTTATTAAATGCACCTAGAAATACTCCAGTATGGAAAAGAATACCGGGGTCGGGTGCCATAGGCACAATACTGGATTTACCTATTTTAAAGGGCGACTTAATGGGGCAGTATGACTTTATTCCCTTCAAAATGATTGGGGAGGCAAAGGTAGGTTATGGTGGTACACAGATGTCTGTGCATAAAGAATGGTTTGACAAAATTAGAAAAGAAGCAGACCAGAATTATGCGATGCCTATTGTATTACTAAAGTTTGAAAAAGCGAGAACAGGTGTTAGACACGTTGTAGCATTAGACATAGATGCATGGGAATCTTTGCTAACGTATATTGAAAAGTTGAAAGAAGAGCTAGATAAAACTTATGCGAAAGGAAATAACTAACTTAAAAGATATATTTATAAAACAGCTTGAGTTGATGGAATCTAAAGATAAAAAGTATTACTCTGTTTGGGACATTGCAGTAGAGGTATTGTCCAAAAATAGTAGTAAACTAATTCTTACTTTAAAAGCTGATTTGCTGTTGATTCGTCTTATTGTTGAGGGATATTCTCAATTTAGTATTTCTAAAAAGCTTGGTATACCCGCAAAAGACGTGTTTGATACTGCCAAACTCTGGGGCCTAACACCTTTGGAAATCACAGTGGACATCAATCCTCTGTCTGTTTACAGAGATACTATGACAGCCGATGCTTTTTTGGAAGAGTATACATTGCTGTCACCGATAAAGATGCATAAAAAAGAATTAGAGACTGTTATAAATAATATATTGCAATACAAAAATATAGTAAAGTTTCTAGAGGAGATGGAAGAGGATGAAAAAAGTTGATTTACCCGATTTTGATGATATGGTAGCTTTGGCTAATGATATAGGAGGTTTAAAGACATCCCTAATGTTATTAGAAGCTACACAAGAACAATTAAAAGCAGATATTACAGAGACTGTTACCACCAATCCAACTTATTGGGGAAGTGATAAAAAATCTCCGAGTAATGCACACATAAAAGATACTTTTCATGTTAACGGGTTTGATGAAGGAACAAGATCAAAGTTAGAAAGTTTAAGAACTGCTATAGCAACTACTACAGGAGAGCTTAGAACAAAAGAAAATATCTTTAGAATCTATGAGAGTATGATTGGCGTGTGGAGAACACAAAGCGCTAATGATCGTTATGATAATGCTTGACAAGAGTTGAAAAATGTGGTATAATATACTTATGAGAGACTACTATGAGCATTATAATTAGAGAATATATTAAAGCCATGCCATACGTTTTGGCTAAACCAAACATTGAAAGTGATGTTTATAATAACTGTTTGCTTATCCAAAAATGTGTTAATGACATGAAGAGGAACAGTCTTATTTCTAAGATAGAGGAAGATGTTCTTGTTGCCATGTTCGAAGGTTTTAATTTTTCTGAAATATCTAGATTACTGTCTCTTGATAGAAAAACAATACTAACTGTTATAAACAGAATAACTGACAGGATTGCGTTTATTTTAGGTGGAGATTTTTCAGACCCGTCCCTCATTCAAGTTTTTGAAGAGATGGGTTATAAGGAATCTGACTCGATTTCAATTCTGACTAGAAAGGAACATAGATGATTGAACCGAAATGCATACATAGACACAGTATCAAATCACATCCTAATTGTTTTAAGAAAGGTTTAATAAGATATGATTGGTGGGAGAATAAGAAAATTGGTTTTCTAGATATTGAAACATCCGGTCTAAAAGCTGATTTTGACTTTATGCTTACTTGGTGTATAAAACCTTTAGGAAGTGATAAGATAGCTTACAGCATTGTAACAAAGAAAGAAATTTTTGATGGTGTTTTTGATAAAAGAATAGTAAACGAATTGCTACAAGAACTAAGAAAATATGATATTATAGTAACATATTACGGTTGTTTAACACCCGGTCATCGGATTCTAAAAGGTGATTTAACCTGGGTGCCTGTTGAAACTCTAAAAGTAGGTGATGAACTCTTAGCCTTTGATGACAAGTTGCCTTTATTTAACGGTAGACGACAGTATAAAAAAGCTGTAGTTACTGGTACTGGAAGAGATGTAAGAGAGACGTGTGAACTTACTTTATCTGATGGTACAAAGCTTGTATCTACACTTGATCATAAATGGTTAGTGAGATGCAGAAAAGGAAGTGGTGGAGACCAGTGGCAATGGAAAACCGCATCTGAGCTAAAACCAGGAGACAGAATGAAGCGTCTTCTTACAGTCTGGAATGCAGATAAAACATATGATGCCGGGTGGTTAGCAGGTTTCTTTGATGGCGAGGGTACAATTAATCAACCACTTAAAAAAGATAGAAAACCCGGAGAGCATGGTTTTCAAATAACTGCCACGCAAAAAGAAGGGGAGGTCTTAGATAAAGCTATTTTCTGTCTAAAAAACTTGGGTTTTGCGTGTTCATCCACTCAATACGACAGAGAACATCCTTATATGAGAGCTATTAATATTTTGGGCGGAAAAACCGAAAGATTAAGGTTTTTAGGCTCTGTCAGACCTCTAAGATTACTAAAGAACGCAGATTTATGTAAGCTAGGTGCGTTTCAGAGCAATTTTGAACCTGTCACTATTGTATCTGTAACTCCATCTGGGAAACAAGAAATTATTACGTTAGGAACTTCTGCTGGTACTTACATAGCTGAGGGTTTTGGAAGTCATAATACAGGGTTTGACATCCCATTTTCGAGAGCAAGGGCAGACTTTTTTAAATTGGATTTTCCTAAGTTTGGTGAAATGTGTCATTGGGACTTATTTTTTCATGTGAGAAGGCTGTACGCAACATCACGAAAGTCGTTAGAAGTCATAACTAAATTCTTAGGGATTCCTGGTAAAACTAAACTAGAATACAATGTATGGTTTAGAGCAAGGTTTGGAGACCCAAAAGCTATTGCAAAAGTTTTGGATCATAATAAATTTGATGTTATTATTTTAGAGAAATTATACGAGAGGATAAAGGATTATTCAAAATGGATAAAAAGACCGATGTAAAGTTTGTAGATACACTAGTCTCACATAGAATTTTATTTGATATTTCTATGAAGAAGGAAGGCAAGGAATGGGATGTTAATGGGACTCTGAAAATAGTTGGAAGCAGAGACAATGAACATTTTGGAGAAGTTGAAGCAGGTGTAAAGAGCTTTGATGACGATATTGACAGTGCGTTAGCTACAGTTATGCTATCACTTGGGCAATATGTATCATCTGAAGAATTTCTAGATGAACTAGAAAAACGTGTGAACGAAAGCGAAAAAAGTGAAGGATAAGGTATCAATATTTTCCCTTCCTGGGACTAATACACTAGTAATTCGTAAGGATAAAGGTAGTAATGCTTTTATCCTTACGGAAGACTCTTTAATTATAAGTAAAGAAACTTTACTTATTTTGTTAAATTATATGGTAAAAAATAATATCATATCTCCTAAAGCTTTAGTTGGAATTTTAGAAGAGATAAATACGGAGTGATGATGAAAACAAAAAATTTATTGTACTACATAGATGATGAACATATTTTGCATACAGTAGATTCTGCATCAGGTTTGACAGCCTGTGGTAATGTATCTACAGTTACAGCAAGTTTGCATGAATTTGTTCCATCTACTTTTACTGGAAAAAAATGTGAAATTTGTTTTCCAGAAAGTAAAGAAAAGAAAGCATCTTTTACAGCTAGAGATGTCGAAGTTATACAAGAACCTAAATCGGTGAGAGGAAGAATAATCTAATGAATAGTGATGTAACAACCGTATTATCAGCAGGCGCTTTAACAACATTTACAGTAGAGTTTATTAAGTGGTTAGTTAGAAAGTTTATTGTTAAGAGCGAAGAGTTTGACTTTCATCCAACTTTCTACAAAGTTGCACTTCCCCTAGTTACAGCAGCTTGGGGTCTCGCACTGTATTATGTTGGTATTGGGCAAGGTCAGTTTATTGAATGGAAATCCTTACTTGAATGGTTCTTATCTGTTGTTATTTCGTTAGCAACATATACATTAGTTAACAAGCCCTTTAAGCAATATACACAAAGATTTACAAACAAAGGATAATTATGGAATATTTCAAAGTTGTGGATAATAAAGAATTCGTAGCTTTTCTGCGTACAAAGCTAAAAAGAAACTCTAGGAGATTCTTCAGACTATCTTTTCCACTCTTAGGCAAGAACCGCGGGAAGGCTGTCTTCCCAAAAAGCTTTTATTTGACACTGGTTAATCTGTTCCTAGCGTATGGAAAGGTTAATGGAAAATTAGAAGTTAAGAAAGTGTCTTGACAATTTAATAGATAGGGGTATAATAGCCCCTATCAATACTGCTCTCTAGCTCAATTGGTCAGAGCGCAAAGCTGTTAACTTTGGAGATACTAGTTCGAGTCTAGTGGGGGCAGCCTGGAGATTTTATGATTGATATATTTTTTTCTATTGTAAGCTTTTATATTTATTTTGTATTTGCTATTTATATTTTATTATCTCTTAGTGTATCAATAGATATTTTAATTAAAAGGAGCTATTATGGAGGATAGGACTGAGCAGGAAATAAAGATAAGGGAGCTTTTGATTAGTTGTATTAAAAGAGCAAAAGAGGACATTGTTTTTATTGAGAACGTAGCTAAACGAACTCCTAAGTCTGTTGACAGTGTTCCTGACTTTGCAATACAATGTAGATTAGTGCAAAATCAACTTCAAGTACTGCTGGATTATAATTTTTATCCAGAAGAAATAGAAAGAATAGAACCTTACAAAGTGGAAGTAAAATTTTTGGAGGCATAGTGTAATGGTAACATACTAACCTGTCCAGTTAGTGTCGAGGGATCAAAACCCTCTGCCTTCGCTACGGGGATGAAAGGACAAGCTGGCACGCAAACACTTGTATCTAAATTTGCGTGACAGGAACGTGGGTTCGATTCCCACCATCTCCACAGAGCGCACGTAAAAGTCGTTAAAATTCTGTGAAATTCAGAGCCGTCCTCACGGACAGAAGGCAACTATCGGCTGAGTTGCATCGGGCTGTAGACCCGACACATTAGAAACATGGCTGGTTCAACTCCGGTTCTGTCCACTATGTACCTGTACCTCAACTGGTAGAGGGCTTGTCTGAAGAACAAGACGTAGGTGGTTCGACCCCACTCGGGTACACTATGGAAGATAGGGTGAAATGGTTCACAACATGTCTTGAAAACATGCCCGACTGTCAAAAGTTGATTGTTCGATTCAATTATCTTCCTTATTAGGTAGGTGGTGTAATGGTAGCACGCGATACTTTGAATATTGAGGCATTAGTCCGATTCTAGTTCTACCTGCCTATTTGCTCTTGTGGTATAATGGTATTACAGCACCCTTGTAAAGTGTTAAATAGTGGTTCGAGTCCACTCAGGAGCTCTTGGAGAAACAAAATGAAACTAACAAAACAAAATGTTCCAATCTTGAATCCTGGAAGTAACGATGCCGTAAAAACAGGTTGTACTTGTCCTGTGTTAGATAATGAGTATGGAGAAGGTGCCTTTGTCGGTATAGACGGTAAACCTCTTTTTTGGATTAATCCAGAGTGCCCTCTACACGGTACAGATAGTGATTATAATAACTAATCTCAATCAATTACCTAAAGTGTATCTGAAAGAAAGAGTGTATAAGTCTATTGATAACGTAGAATGTGACTATGCTTACTTTCATCCAACCAAGAAGTTTTACTCATGTTTCTCTCATATTCAACCCTTGACAAAACCAGAAAGTGTAGTAAAATATGAATGAGTTTAGAGACTTAATAGACACATTAAAAATTGAATTTCATTATGTAGAGATAATGGAATGGTTATGTAGTAAGATTAGCAAGCTCCTGGTGTAGCACAATTGGCAGATGCATCTCCCTTAAGAGGAGAACAAGTGAGGGTTCGAATCCCCCGACCAGGACTCGTTGGCTACCAATAGAGGTTGGGCAGGTAGCATCTGAACAGGCACTTCGTGGATTGGGGCTATGCCTGTGAATAAATCCCCATCTCCCAACCTTAACATAGTAGCTTAGGTTAGTGGTAAACCTTTCGTCTCCAAAACGAACATCAGTTGTTCGAATCAACTAGCTACTGCTCGATATATTATAGTGGCATACAAAAATACGATGACATGGGGTAGGAATAACATTTATATTTATCAAAGTGCACTGATAAATACGGACTGGATGCCCTCTCCGATCAAGCGAGGTTGTATGCCAGTATAATATATTGAACTACAGAGGATATAGAAACATGAGTAAAGGTCGTATAGTATTTATTAAATCTAGCTTCGGTAATTGTTCCGGCGATGTTGTTAATGTTACAGAAGATGACGAAACATCATATTATTACTATGACGGTTTCAAACGTTGGTGCTATGTGGATAAAAGCGATAAAAGTATTCTCTTTATTCCTAAAGGAAAACGACTGGTGTGGAAAGAAATAGAACACTTGCTTATGTGATTGCAACTGGCAGACATGGCTGGTTCAAAACTAGCTTTTTGGTGGTTCGAGTCCACTCATAAGCACAAGGAGAACTTAAATGGTCACAGTATTATTAATAGTAATTTATCTAATAGATTTTATTGCACTAATTTTAAAGTTAGTAGAAGTTATCAATGTAGATTGGGTATGGATATTATTTCCTTATTGGTTTCCTATCTTAGTTCTTGTTGTTGTGTTTTTAATAGCTAATATTAGAGAATTTATTGCTGATATTTTATGGGACATAGATAAGTGGAAATGGGATCACAGAAAAGAAAAATAAATAAGCCGCTGTAGCAGAATTGGCATATGCGTCTGGTTTAGACCCAGTATATTGGTGGTTCGACTCCACTCAGCGGTATAGACCCTTATAGCTCAATGGAATAGAGCACCAGCCTTCTAAGCTGTTGGTTGTGGGTTCGAGTCCCTCTAAGGGTGCTAATCATATTTTATAAGGAGATACCTATGAAATTTAAACAATATTTACCCTATGCTTTTGTTGGAGTAGTATCAGTATTATTTATCCTTTCTTTTGTAATTC